AAGAGTTTTTTCCTTTAAGATATCATAAAATAAGAAGAGTTGATATGAAAGATGTAGTATCATTACTATGGCTTAAAGATATTAATTTTCCAATAGAAATAGAAAGACCACCCGCCGAAGAATATATATGGGCAGGAATAATTTATAAAGGAACTCTTCCTTGGTTTTTTTGGGAATATGCGACTGAGTGGAAAAAAGAAACAAAGAGAAAAATATGAAAGTAAATATGTTAACCGCAGACTCAGAACTTCTTGAAAAGGAATTTAAAGTTATAATTAGTTTACCTTTAATTAATGTTTTTCAAATAGTAGGAAAACGATCTGAACAAGATGGCTATGATAAGCTACGACGGAATGTAGAAGAAAATGGTTTTATAAAACCGATAGTAATAATTAATAATACTATTGAAAACTATAATCTAGCAATTAGAAAAGTTAATAAAAGTTTCGTAAGGTTTTGGCAAGAACATAAACCTTACCTATGTATATATGGAAATCAAAGAATTGATATTGCTTTAAAGCTACGAATTTTTCATCTCGATGCTATTCTAACCCCTAATATTGAATGGGCACATGCCGCTTATCTTAAAATAAATGAATAACTTAATTTACATAGGAGGGCTAGTAGGAATGTGTACAATATTCTTTTATTTAGCCTATAAAGATAAATGATTGAAGTATTAACAGCTTTAATGATAAAACATTTTCTTGCAGATTATGTTTTTAATCCTGCTATAACTCCTACAGATAAACATATTTATGGTTCTTTAGGAAGTCTTGCTCATTTAGGAACACATATGGTATTTTGTTTTTTAGCTTTAATATGGTTTTTACCCTTAGATATAGTTATATATGCTATGTTTTTTGATGGATGGATACACTATCATGAAGATTGGATAAAAACTAAATATTTGCATAAAAGAAAAGGATTATCAGATAAGTTTAGAAGAATAATAACAGGCTTTGATCAATTAGTTCATATGCTAACTTATGTAGTGATTGCTTGGATAGTAACATGAAAGCTGTTCTAAGTAATAGAATATATATGACCGTAAATGATCATCTTGAGTCTATAATTGATAAACAATTAACATATAAAATACCATCATATAAACCTATGGATCCTCCTCAGATTATTAAAAATATGGGGTTTATTAGACAAGGGTTTATAACTATGCCAGTAGGTAGGGACGATCTTATTCCCACAAACTATGAGATAGTAGATAAACGATTAGAAGTTCCTGTGGAGTTCCCAGAATTTAAGTTTAAATTACGAGAAAGTCAACAAGAAGTTTATAACGAAGTACAAGATAATTGTATAATAAACGCTTGGGTAAGTTGGGGAAAGACATTTACTGCATTAGCAATCGCAAAGAAACTTAAACAAAAAACATTAGTTGTAGTACACACTTTAGCTCTACGAGCACAGTGGGAAAGAGAGGTACAAAAAGTTTTTGGGATTAAATCTGGAATTATAGGTAGTGGAAAATTCGATATTGATAGTCCAATAGTAATTGGAAATGTTCAATCTTTATACCGAAGAATTCCTGATATAATAAATGAGTTTGGATTATTAATTTTAGATGAGATGCATCATGTTAGTAGTCCAACTTTTTCAAGAGTTGTAGATAAAAGTCGAGCAAGATATAAGATAGGATTATCTGGAACAATAGAAAGAAAAGATAAGAAACATGTAGTTTTTAGAGATTATTTTGGCAGTAATGTTCTAACTCCCCCAAAAGAAAACTATATGACTCCTTCCATAGATGTAATACATACAGATATTAGATTCTTAGATGGAGCTGCCATACCGTGGGCTAGAAAGGTTAATCAACTAGCTTACAATGAGGAATACCGACATTCAATTGCAATGATAGCTAGTGCTTATGCTAGCAGAGGTTATAAACTTTTAGTAGTATCAGATAGAGTTGAACTTCTAAAAAAATGTGCCGAATTGAGTGGAGAAAGAGCTGTAGTAATTACAGGAGAAATTCCTCACACAGAAAGACCTAAAATGATGAATAGACTATATAAGGATAAAGATATTCTTTATGGAACACAGTCTATTTTCTCAGAAGGTATTTCTTTAAACTGCTTAAGCTGCTTACTTTTAGCTACTCCCGTTAATAATGACCCTTTGTTAACACAATTAATCGGGAGAATAATAAGACAAGAAGAAGGTAAGAAAAAACCAGTCGTAATTGATATTAATTTGAAAGGCAAAACAGCCCGCAGACAAGCGAATAATCGGTTGGGATACTACATGAAACAGGGATATGTCATTAATCACCTTTGAAAATTTAGTACTTGACACCGAGTTAATTTTTTGGTATAATAGATGGTAAGATATGATTGGAAAAAGATATTAAAAGTGACGAAAGGCAATATAGTTGATATATTGTTATTAGTACATACACTTACTTATAGTCTTACACCAAAAAATTATCGTGATCCATTATATAAATATTGGAATAAAGACTGGTCTGGAAATAGTTTCTTAATAACTCCTGAAGCTATCTTCGAAAAAAGACCACAATTTTCTGATCGAGAATGGGCAGAATATATAGCTGTAGCAAGCTATAGAAGTTTGAACTCCTACTACGACAACAGAAAAACAACACTAGATCTTTTGCACAATCCTGTGCCTGAGATCATAATAAAAAACAACAGGCTACTCAAAATTGAAGACGGAGTTATACACTTTAGATTTGAGAAGTCCCCCTAAAAAAGGAGAAAATAAATGGCTATACAATTTGCCAAGTTAGAAGGTAAAGCAAAAAAATCAAGCATAGTACAATTTCAATACCGAGATGGTGATAACATTGTACGTATGGTAGGTGATATCCTCCCCCGATATGTTTATTGGATAAAAGGAGAGAATAACAAAAATATCCCTATGGAATGTTTGTCGTTCAACCGCGATACTGAAACCTTCGATAATAAAGAAAAAGATTGGGTAAGAACATATTACCCAGAAATGAAATGCGGTTGGTCTTATGCAATACAATGCATAGATCCTGCTGATAAGCAGGTAAAAGTCCTAAATCTAAAAAAGAAATTGCTAGAACAAATAATGCTAGCAGCAGAGGATTTGGGCGATCCTACAGATCTAGAAACTGGTTGGGACATACACTTTAAAAGAGTTAAAACTGGTCCAATGGCGTTTAATGTGGAATATCAATTACAAGTTCTAAGATGTAAAACTAGAGCTTTAGATGAAGAAGAACAGGCAGCATGTGCTGAACTCAAATCAATGGATGATGTCCTTCCTCGACCAAGCACAGAAGCGCAAAAAGAACTACTAGATCGTTTACGATCTTTAGGAAGTGAAACTCCTGATGAAGTTGCAAAGGAATTTGATGGTAAAGGCAAAAAACAGCCGTGGTAAACACCATCCTATTCACAGCAGACTGGCACTTGAAGCTGGGACAGAAAAATGTTCCAGTTTTATGGGCACGTAATAGGTTTAAACTGTTTATAAAACAGTTAAAAGAATTAGAAAACAAAGCAGACTTACATATTATTGGAGGCGATTTATTTGATAGAGTGCCTTCAATGGAAGAATTGGAATTATATTTTGAGTTTATAAGTGGAGTTGGTATTCCAACATTAATATTTGATGGAAACCATGAAGCAACAAGAAAGGGAAAAACATTTTTCACACAGTTAAAGAGTGCTACAACGGAATTAAACTCGTTGGTAGAGATAATTGACGAAAAATACATGACGGATCAATTTGGTATCCTCCCCTACTGTGAATTACATAGAAAGTGGCACAGTAAACAATATAATATAAGGCAACCGCTATTCACTCACGTTAGGGGAGCGATACCTCCACACGTAAATCCTGAAGTTGATTTGAGAAGGTTTGCACCTTTTCCAATCGTATTCGCAGGAGACCTACATAGCCATTCCAACACACAATTAAATATTGTATATCCTGGAAGTCCTATGGCTACACAATTTCATAGAACTAAAATTAAAACAGGCTACTTGCTAATTGACACAAGCTCGTGGAACTGGAAGTGGCACACTTTCAAACTTCCACAATTAGTGAGAAAGACAATACGTGATCCAAAGGATATGATTCCTACGGATTACGACCATACAATTTATGAAATTGAGGGTAATGTAACAGATTTAGCGGGAGTTAAAAATACCGAACTATTGGATAAGAAGATAGTTCGTAGAAAAACCGAAGCTGCTTTGATTCTAACACAAGAGATGTCTATCGAGGAAGAATTGGTAGAATATCTTAGTTATATTTTGGAATTAGAAGATGAACAAGTTAAGGAGATTTTAGGAGTATACCATGATTACTCTCGGGACATTGCGGTGGGATGACTGCTTTAGTTATAGTAAAAACAATAGTTTAGACTTAACTAGTAGTAATTTGACACAACTTATCGGTACTAACGGTGTTGGTAAGTCTAGTATACCTTTGATACTTGAAGAAGTTTTATTTAATAAAAATTCAAAAGGAATCAAGAAAGCGGATATACAG